CTGCAGCGCAAGACTGCGCTCGCTACCGCCACCCCTGAGGGCAAGGCTGGCGAGGAGCTATCTTCCGGTGGCAAGCCCGAGAACAAGTCCAACAACAAGGCCCGCCCCAACGAGTCAGCGGGGACCGAGGCCAAGTAGCAGTCAGAAGTTCTGGCTGGACAGATCTCCCAGCGTGAGGCTGGGATGAACCAGGTGCGTGATGCACCTAGAAAGCGAGCGCGTGATGCGTGTGACGGAACAGCTTCTGCCTGACTGGTTGCAGTCCCTGGCCCTCCTGAACTTCTTTGAGAAGGACGAGGACGATGACGAGTCAGACGACGACACCGACGACGATACGGACGATTCGGAAGACGAATCGGAAGATGAGGATGCCGGTGACGGCGAAGATGACGACGACGAGGAGGATGACGAGGCCGCTGGTAAGGCCAAGAAGTCTGCCAAGAAGTCGCAGAAGCAGATCTGGGCCGAGGAGAAGGCCAGGATGGAAGGGGCGCTCCGCAAGGAGCGTGTAGCCCGCCGTAAGGCTGAGCGTGAAGCTCGGGCGGCGAAGAAGGCAACCCCGGCCAAGAAGGCGGCTCCGAAGAAGGACGCCAAGGACGATTCGTCCGCTGAGGACGAGGAGGCCAAGGCGGCTGCTCAGGCAGCTGCGAACAGGAGCGTGAAGCTCGCTGAGCGGTTGCTGGCCAAGGAGATCGAGAGCGTGGTCCTTCGCAACGCCAAGGACTTCCAGGATCCCGAGGATGCCATCGCATTGATCCGACGCAAGAACATCGACGTCGACCAGGACGATGAGGACCCGACGGACATCGACATCGACGAGGCAACGGTCAAGGCCGAGCTGAAGCGCATCCTCAAGTCCAAGCCCCACCTGAAGAAGGTGGTCAAGAAGGACGAGGATGACGAGGACGAGGCTGACCAGGACTCCGGTCGTCAGCGGCGTGAAGCTGCTCGGCGAACCACCGGATCCAAGATGAGCGGCAAGCGCAGGAAGGACCAGTTGTCCGAGGAAGCTCTGCGGGAGAAGTACCCCGCTCTTCGTCGGTAGTCCTAGCCAGAATCTCTGGCTAAACCCCACACCCATCAACAGGAAAGGACAAAGCCTTCATGGCAAGGGTCGACAAGACCGAATCCGCCATTGGCGTGGTCCGGGCCAAGCTCGCCGGTGCATGGACCGGTTCCGCAACCCCCAAGGGTTTCGGGATCGACGTCAACGGCCGAGCTGTCCCCGGAGCGGGTCAGAGCGGAGTCATCGGTGTCGTCTGTCAGCCTCGCAGCTTGGCTGCTGGCGACATCGTCGACATCATCACGGCTGGCGAACTCGTGGAGTTCGCTGGTGTGGCAGGGACGAAGTACACCGCCCTGACCACCGATGGCACCATCTCCTCGGCTGCTGTGGACGCCACCCACGTCCCCATCGGCTGGACGGTGGAAGCCACGCGCCTGGTTCTTCGTTGTTCGGCGGCGATCTCGTGACCGGGCTCGCTCTGATGGAGCGCAAGCTGGCCACGCCCGACGACGGTGTGATCCTCGAGACCCTGAAGCTCAAGGGCATGACCCCTCACCGGGCCATCTCTGCAGCCCTCATGGCTCAGGTCCTGGACCAGCTCCAGGGCAACGAGGCTCTCATCGCCGGTGAGCGGGGCTACAACGAGACCGCCGACATCATCCGGGAGACCCTCGACGGGGCCGACCTCAACCAGATGTGGACCGAGTTCCAGCGGACCATCAACATCTGGAACCGGGAGCGCAACGTCCTGGTCAACTACTTCACCTTCGACGTCACGAACCCGGTCGAACGGGTCCGCTACCCCTCGCAGGAGGACTTCGAGGAAGCGTCGGAGTACGGAGAGCCGAAGGGCGTTCGTCTGGGTGTGTCGTTCAACATGGGCTACGACTTCAAGTGGTACGACCTGGCCATCCGCTACACGTGGATGTTCCTGGCGGAGTCGACCCAGCAGCAGCTGCAGGCGCTGAACAACACCGCTCTCGAGGCAGACAACCGGCTGATGTTCACGAAGATCCTTCGGGCCATCTTCAACAACGTCAACCGAGTGGCCACCATCAACGAGCAGGCGGTCAACGTCTACGCCCTGTACAACGCTGACGGCACGGTGCCTCCCGCCTACAAGGCGACGACGCACCTCAGCACCCACACCCACTACATCACGTCGGGTGCTGCGACCATCGACGCCGGCGACATGACCGACCTGGAAGTCCACCTCCGGCACCACGGTTACTCGCAGAACACGGGCTACAAGCTCCTTCTGTTGGTCAACCCGGCGCAGGGGGCGGTCATCAAGACCTTCCGGGTCGCCACCGGGGCCACGTACGACTTCATTCCCTCGCAGGGTGTGGGAGGCGGCATCTACCTCCCCGCCAACGGGGGCGTTGTCGCTCGCCCGCAGGACTCGGGCATCCCGGGTCTCGTCACCATCGGCACCTACGGTCCCTTCGTCGTCGTCGAGGATGACTACATCCCCGCTGGCTACGTGGTGGCTACGGCGTCGGGTGGCGAGCGCCAGATCGGCAACCTGGTGGGCCTCCGCCAGCACGAGAACTCCGCCCTGCGGGGTCTCCGCCTGGTGCGTGGTCGTGACGGGGACTACCCCCTGACCGACTCGTACTACCTCCACGGCTTCGGCACGGGCATCCGTCACCGGGGCGCCGGGGTGGTCATGCAGATCACCGTGTCCGGCACGTACACCATCCCCGCCGCGTACGCCTAATCAGCTGCGGCTTGACCGCCTGGGTCGGGGGTGAGTTTGCAGGCGCTCGCCTCCGACCCTGGCTCTGCCCTGTCTGTTATCTAACAGACAACTCCGACCGAAAGGAAGCACATGAGTCGTACCGTTGAGGCGGATCGCATCGCCTCTGGCAACATCACGAAGGACGAGATGCTGTACCTCGCCCAGCGTGACCAGCTCCCCGACGAGCTGCGGGAGCAGCTGACGCACGACGAGGACCTGCAGCGTGAGCTGCAGAACGCCCTCGGCGGCCGTCCGCCCCTCCTCAGCGACGTCCCGAACACGGGCGATGTCAACACCCGGGGCGTGACCCTGGCTCAGCTCAAGGCGGCGGGCATCCGGCTCGTCGACGAAGAGGGCAACAACGTTCTCGACGACGGTCTCAACCCGCCGGAGCAGTTCGAGAACGCTCGCCAGGGTCAGCGTGATCCCGAAGCCGCCATTCCCCGTGAGGGCACCGCCACCCGAGCCCCCTTGGGCGAGGACCTGGAGGATGTCGATGACGAGGATGACGACGATGACGAGGATGGTGAGGAGGACTACGAGGCTGGTTGGAACAACGATCAGCGTCGGGCCGAGCTCTCCCGCCGGGGCCTCAGCATCGACGGCGACAAGCCCACGCTCATCGCCCGTCTCGTGGAGGACGACGTCGCCAAGAAGCTCGAGGGCGGCTCGTCCACCGAACCCCCGCCCGCGTAGGAGGACAGGATGGCTCTCACCGACGTTGAAAGGCTCCGGCAGGCGCTCGGTGAGAGCATCCCTGTCGGAGGGGTCGAGGGTGATACCCTCTTCACTAACATCGAGATCCAGGACTTCTTGGACAGGGCAGCCGGCGACATCGCTTTGGCTTCGTACTACGGCCAGGTGGCAAAGTCGGCTGCCCTAGCCAACCTCGTGACCACTTCTGAGGGTCAGACGAGGCTGGAGTTCAGCAAGCTACACGACGCCTCGCTCAAGCAGGAGAAGAAGTACGGCGAGGCAGCGGGCATCGACATCTACGTAAACGATCGGTCTGTAACCCAGCGGCCGATCGTCCGGAGATGAGGAGCAAGGCTCGGACGTTAGCTGCAAAGCGAGCGTTCGGGGCCTTCATCCGTGACGACCCAGTAACGATCGAGCTCAAACGACGCCCAGTCTCCAACACGACAGCAGGAGGCAAGGCTCGAGGGGCATTGGTCGGTATCGGGGTCTTTCAGACCTTCCGCCTGGTCCCTGCGGGGGGTCGTCACGGTCAAGTGACCACGACCAACGAAGAACTGGTGGAAGCCGCTACTCATGTCCTCGTAGGGCCCGTTGGGGCTAACGTAGTCAAGGGTGACGAGTTCCAGGTTGGAGCTCAGTGGTACCGAGTAGTCACGGTTGACACTGACGCCATTGACAGGGTCGCAGCAGGGTGCGTTGAGCATGGCTCGCCGGGGTAAGGCCGGAGTTAACTGGAAGTTTGACACGCTGACCCCCACACTAGCCGCGTTCACGGTAACTGCTAACGTAGCCGTCGCTGGGTACGCTAAGGTGCTTGCTGAAGATATCCTGCAGTGGATGAAGACCAATGCTCCCTGGGAAGACCGCACTGGCGACGCCCGCAACGAGCTGTGGACTGATGTTCAGCATCAAGGCTTCAAGGTGCTGATCCACCTCGGGCATGGTGTGGAATACGGCATCTGGCTGGAAGTGCGCTGGAATGGGGTCTACGCCATCATCGTGCCAGCGCTTGAGCACTACGACAGCCACGTGCTCTGGGGGTTCTTCGATGGCATGATTGGTGAAGCTACCCGAGGACGAGGAAGGAGCATGCTGTGACTGACGTTCGTAGCTGGCAACAGGCGAAGCTTGCCGGCGACGCTACGCTGGTGGGGATGCTCGGCGCTGGAGCAGCGAGCGTAGTCTCGGTAAGTAGCTTCGAGTCCGTACCTGAGGCCAAGCCTTTCGTGGTTCATCGCCTAGGTCTCTCAGTGCCTGAGCTTCGGGACGACAATCGGACCGTGACGATGACCACTCCGGCCTCGTACTGGATCCACGACCTCCCCGGCGACTACCTGCGCATCGACGGCATCGCCAACAAGATCCAAGAGATCCTTGAGCTGTCTACGCCGGATTCCCTGGTCATCCAGGCAAACTGGCAAGATACCAGCGAGGAGCTCCGAGACCCAGAGATGGGAACCATCCTACGAGTCGTGAGATTCCGGCTCGTTCACAAACCCTGAGGAGGGTGATGAAGCTCAAGTACACAGGCCTCTCCCACAACCGGTCGTTCGTCAAGGCAGACTTCACCCGCCATGGCATCGACGACCAGGGAGCAGTCCACTTCAACGCGGACAACAACTGGGTCGCTGAGGTCAGCGACACGGCGGGTGAGTGGCTCATCGCCAACGAAGCGCCGGATTTCCGGGCGGCTGAAGAGAGCGATGAGACCGAGGCCGACGAGACCCGCGTCAACACGCAGCCCAGGGCGTTCGGCGGCAAGAAGCTCGTCGAAGCGGGCGACGCCGATGACGGCGATGCTGGACCGTCCCCTGGAGCTGTCGAGACGCCTTCAGGAGGCCGGGCACGCGCAGGCCGATCATCGACGGCGAGCTCGTAACCCGCTCGCTTAGGGATCGAATAGGACGATGACCCACGAGCTCCGGTGCGATGGCAAGCTGCAGGGCGTGATGCTCGACGCCACAACGCTGGAAGTCGCTTGCAGCAGCAGGCTGTGTGGGGCGGGATCAGGGATCGTCGTTCGACACCGCTTCAACATCGAGACAGGCGCTTTCCTGTCAACCCACAAGTACCGAAACCCCGAAAGGAAACCTGCGCATGGCCGCAATGACCGACCCGACACTGCCGTACGGACTGCGTGACGTCAAGATTACGCCGTACAACGCGGCAGGGGTCTTGGGCACGGCAGTTGACCTGCCTGTCGCTCAGACGCTGACCTTCAGCGAAGCCGAGGAGTTCGAGGAGCTCCGAGGTGACGACGCTCTCGCCGCAGTTCGTGGCCAGGGCCCGACCGTGGAGTGGGAGCTCGAGGAAGGTGGCATTTCGCTGGCAGCCCTGGCTGTCTTCAGCGGAGGCATCCTGACGTCGACTGGCACTACCCCCAACCGCAAGACCACGATGGCCAAGCTTGGCACCGACGCTCGACCCTACTTCAAGATTGAGGGTCAGGCCATCAGCGACTCGGGAGGCGACTTCCACGTCGTCATCTACAAGGCCCGCGTCAACGATGCCATCGAGGGCGAGATGGGGCAGGGCGCGTTCTGGATCACTTCGTGCTCCGGCATCGCCATCCCCGACGCCACCAACAAGCTGTACGACATCGTCCGCAACGAGACCGCTGCGGCGATCGTCTAGCCCACACCATCGACACAACGGAGCCCTAAGGAGGCCAAGTGTCAGATAGCAAGGTATCAACCGCCAAGCAGTGGAAGAAGGCTGGGGGGGCGGGCCCACTCGACCTTCCCAGTGGCAATACCGCCCTGGTCATTCGACCTGGCGTCATGTCCTTCGCCAAGCAAGGACTCATCCCGAACTCGCTCATGGGGATGATGAACAAGGCAGCTGACGGCAAGCTCGCCGACAAGGACCTCCAGAAGGGCTTGGGTGACATCCTGGAGGATCCGAAGAAGATGCAGGACATGCTCGGGATGGTGGATGCCATCACGCTGTACTGCGTTGTCCAGCCGAAGGTCTACCCGGTCTCCAGGCGAGAAGAGATCATGGCCGATGAAGGGCTGTCGGAGGACGAGCGGGAGCGCCAGCTCGAAGAACTCATCTTCATTGACGAGGTGGACGAGGCTGACAAGATGTTCATCTTCAACTGGGCGGTTGGGGGGGACCGCGACCTCGACCGGTTTCGTGAGCAGCAAGGTGAGCTCATGGAGTCTCTATCTACTGGCCAAAACGTGGAACGTCCGGCCAAGCGAGCTCCTCGGGCTGCCAAGAGGTAGCTACATCGCATACAGCCTTGACGAGGCTATTGCGTGGTTCGGCAACAACCTGAAAGCGGATCTGGAGGCGATTGAACCCCCCAAGCGCTACAAGGGTGATGTCAAGAAGTACGTAGAGAGTCGACGTAAGCGCCTGCTGCACAAAACCTTCGCTGGCGAGGCGGGTGGACCGAAGTTCCGTGATCCAGCAACCTTGCAGAGGTTCGAGGAGGAAGACGCCCGAGTGGATGAGTTCCTGAACAGAGAGGAGGAGTAAGCTGCCTACCACCTACAACCTAGGCCACGCTAAGGGCACGATTGAGATTGACACCACTGATCTCACTCGGGCAGGGGCGGCATTTACCTCCGTAGGCAAGGGTCTGCTGGGCATCGGCGCTGCGGCAGCCGCAGGGTTTGGTGTGGCTGTCAAGGCTGCCGCCGACTTCGAGAAGACCATCGACGCAGCTGGCGCCGTTCTTGGCAAGACGGCCGCTCAGATGGAGCCAGTTCGCAAGCTGGCACTGCAGATCGGCCAAGACACCAAGTTCGGTGCTCAAGAAGTTGCGGCGGGCATCGAGGAGCTTGCCAAGGCTGGTCTGACGATCGAGCAGATCACTGGTGGCGCAGCGAGGGGCGTGGCTTCCCTGGCAGCTGCTGCTGGGGACATGAAGCTGGAAGACGCGGCAACCATCGCCGTGAACGCCATGAAGACCTTTGGTCTCGAGGCAAACCAGCTCGATCACGTGGCTGACTCACTCGCAGGTGCGGCTAATGCATCGACCCTAGAGGTTGAAGACTTGGCTGTGTCGATGCGGTATGCCGGTGGTACTGCCAAGGCCATGGGCGTCTCGATTGACGAGATGAACACGGTACTGGCGATCCTCGGTGACCGAGGCATCCGTGGATCAACTGCAGGCACATCGCTGCGCGGTGTGCTCCTCTCGCTAGCGCCTACCTCTAAGAAGGCCGCAGCGATGATGAAGGAGCTGGGCCTCATCACTGAGGATGGCACCAATCAGTTCTTCAACGCCAAGGGCGAGATGAAGAGCATGAAGGAGGTCATGCAGATCCTCGGGGACGCCACGAAGAACCTCTCTGAGCAGCAGAGGGTTCAGGCGTTCAACGTCATCTTCCAACGGCGAGCCATGGCCTCGGCCCTGTTCATGGCGGAAGCGGGTGCCAAGGGCTTCGACCAGTATGCTGACGCTATTGGTCGGGTGTCTGCTACTGAGGTGGCTGAGGCAAAGCTTGACAACCTTGCTGGCGACATTGAGAAGTTGAAGTCCAACATCGAGACGCTTCTCATCACGGCGGGTACGCCGTTCCAGGAGCAGCTGCGTGAGTGGACTCAGTCGCTCACTAAGTTGGTCCAGGCCTTCGCTGACCTCCCTGAGGAGCAACAGAAGACCATCATGAAGACGCTGGCATATGCTGCCGCGTTCTTCACGGCGTTCGGTGCTATGTCCATCTTCATCGGACAGGTGCTGAAGTGGATTGCCTTAGCGAAGCAGATTGCTGGAGCCATGAAGTGGATCTCCAGCTTTGTGAGCTTTACTCAGATCCTGGGTAAGCTCAAGTTCGCCCTCTTCGCCGTTCGCTACGCAATCCAAGGTTCACTGATCCCTGCCATACAGTCGCTCTGGGCCGTGATGCTGGCTAACCCGATTGGCCTAGTCATCGCTGCCATTGTAGCCATCGGGGCAGGCCTGTTCATTCTCTACAAGAAGTGGGAGCCTTTCCGGAAGCTCGTCGACCAGACGTGGCAGGACTTCCAGGTAGGGTGGGATCTGATCCTCAACTTCGCCAGGGACCTTCGTGAGAAGTTGGGTGGCGCAGTCAGCGCTGTGGCGAGTTTCTTCGTTGGTGTGGGAAGAGCGATTGCCGGCTTCATCTCCTTCATGGCATCGATCCCCGGCCAAGTTGTAGCCTTCATCTCGCGTATCCCGGAACTGGTGGTCGAGTTCCTGGGCAAGGCAGTTCACGAAATCAGTCAGATGCCTGAGCGAGTGGCAGGTGCTCTAGCGTTCTTGCTGGGCTTCATCCTTCAGTCCATTGCCAAGTCGTTCATGACCTTTGTTGAGCTAGGTCACTCAGCGATTGAGTCGATCGTGGGGTTCTTCCAGAAGCTGCCTGGTCGAGTCATCACCTTCCTGGACGAGCTTTGGGACGGAGGCTGGGACAGGTTCTTCCGCTTCAGGGCAATGGCTCTTGAGTTCATCAAGGACTTGGTAGAAGGTGTCATTGAGTGGTTCCGGCTTCTCCCTGGCCGCGTCATCACCTTCGTGAACCAGCTCTGGGACGAGACCTACGCCAACTTCATGAGAGGCAAGGACCTTGCCATCGAAGTGGTGAAGCAGTGGTTCAACAACACACTTCAGTTCTTCAAGGATCTCCCGGGCAACGTGATCGCTGCAGTGAACTCCCTCTGGGATTTGCTGTGGCAGACCATGCATGGCATTGGCTACCGAGCCTACGATGGGATCAAGGCAGGGTTCGATGCTCTACTGAGCTTCATCAAGGGGCTCCCTCGTCAGATCATCGACGCGCTATCCAACCTCAGGACAGAGCTGTTCAACAAGCTCAAGTCCATCGGTGAGTCTGCCTGGGAAGGGTTCAAGAAGGGGCTGTTTGGTTCGCCGAAGACCAAGATCGAGTACGCGCTGATGGACTTGCTCGCGTACACCAAGGGCTTCAACTACGACATGGGATCGGAGATGGCCAAGCTTCACTCCATGACCTTCGACAAGTTCGGCCCCAGCGTCGTCCCAGCAATGGCCATGGCTGGCGCTGGAGCAGGGGTGGGTGCTGCTGGCGGAGGGGTTACCAACAACAACTACAACGACGACATCAAGGTCACAGGAGCTGACCAGAAGACCTCCATGGAGATCTCCAAGGACATCATGTACCAGAAGAGAGTGAGGTTGTACACCTAATGGCCGTTGGCGACCTAATCTACCGAGACGGTCAGTACGAGTTCCAGGGTATCCTGTTCAACAATGGGCCTTGGTCGAAGCCTGCTCGGTACGCGAGAAGTGTGCTGAATCTCTGGGGTCGAGGCAACAAGAGCAATGACCATGAGCGAGACTCTGACCACGGCGCCTTCCTTGGTGACGACTATGTCTCATCTAAGCTCATCGAGGTTCACCTCGACATCGACTGTGCCAACGCAGCTCAGGCGAACGTAGAGATCTTGGCTCTGTCTCAGGCATGGCAGCCGATGACTGCTGAGATCCCCTTCGTGTTCCAGAAGGCTGGGCTACCTGGGAAGAAGGTCATCTATGTCAGGCCTCGTGACCTGGATATCCCCAGTGACTACGAGGTTGGTCGAGGGTTTGTCAAGGTATCAGGTCGGCTGTTCGCTGCTGACCCTCGCATCTATAGCCTGACTCAGAAGGTAGTGGCAGGGCAGATCAACGCTGGGTCCACGAACAATGGCATCGTGGCTACGAACGATGGTCTGTTCAACGGGGGCAGCTATCCGATCGTGGAGATCGATGGGCCGACGGTTAACCCCCGAGTCGCGTTCTCTCAGGACGGCAATGCCACCCTTCGCCTAGATGGAAGCTTGAGCGCTGGGTCTACTCTCATCATCGACACCCTTTACCGTACGGTGACGATTGCTGGTGCTGACGAGTATGACTGGGTCCGCACTGACAACCAGTGGCCCAAGCTTTGGCCAGGCGTCAACAACATCACCTATTCACGAACCGGGACCACTGGCAACTCGCCGTGGCGGGTGAAGTTCCAGGACGCGTGGGTCTGATGGCACACGAGCTTCGTCTCTGCAACCGACTGGGCCAGATGATCGCCCCTCTACCTGAAGTCAAGGTCGACTCAGCGGTGTGGGACCTCGATCCTTCCAAGGATGCCATGGATTTTGGCATGACTCCTACGGCACCGAACGCCAGCTACTTGGATGTCAACAAGGTCGAGGTTCAGTTGTGGATTGACGGTACTCTCAGGTGGTGGGGGGTCATCCGAGAGATCGACGGCAACTCGCGTTGGATCAAGGTCAAGTGTGAAGGGCTGATGTCCTACTTCAGCTATCGCTTCGTGCTGGAAGAAGATCTGGTCTTTACCAACGTTGAGCAGATTGCCGTAGGTGCTTACCTGATTGGGTACGGGCAGTCAGCAATCCAAGGTACCAACCCGAACCTGTACATCGGTATCGCCGGTTACTCCAACAGTGGTATTCTGATGACTAGGACTTACACCAGCGACCGTAAGGGTAGCATTGTTGAGCCGCTCAGAGACCTGTCTACTGTAGAGGACGGTTTCGAGCAAAGCATCGAAGTGTTCGGCAACGGGACGCGCCTCTGGACCCCACACTTCCCGCAGAGGGGTTCACAGAAGCCTGACAAGAGGCTGGAGACGGGTCGGAACATCATCGACTTCACCTGGCGCAAGACAGGTACCGCCATGGCGACCAAGATCGATGCTACTGGGGGAACTGCTGAGATCGATCCGTTCGATCCGTTCCAGGGTCGAGCCAAGCAGAACTTCATCTACGAAGACACTGCTCGGTCAGCTGAGTATGGCGTCCACATCGCCGTACTGCCCTCAGGGGCGAAGTCTGACATGGAATGGCTTGAGCGCCGAGCTATGCGGGCAGTGGCCATGCGAGGAGTACCTGTTGTGGTAACTGGGGTAACCTGTCGCCAGGGAGGTCGCTATCCTGAACTGATGTCAGTAGTACCCGGCGATGAAGTGCCCGTGAAGATCGACAAGGGGATGATCCAGGTGGCAAGCTACAACCGTATCAAGACGAAGACCTGGTTCCCGACCAACGAGCTGAAGTTCGACTTCACGTCGGTGATCGACTAATGGCCGACAGCGAGCTGATGCTTGACCTCGATACCGGGGACGCTGTTCAGAACTTGGCCAACCGAGTGTCTGAGCTCGAACAGACGATGACAGACCCCGACATCATGACGGGGCCTCAGACGGATGAGTTCCCTGGGGGCATTGTCATTGGCGGAGTGCCCGTCACCGATGACCCTCCCACACCTCCGTCTGCGATTGTCGCCTCTCCGTCAACACACTTCGATGACATTGTCGCTGACGTGTCGTGGACTCCTGCGGTAGGTACTACTGCGGTTGAGTATCAGGTTGAGTTGGCGTGGTGGAATGGGTCTGCCTACGTCGCGTCTCAGTTGTTGCGGACTGGAGGCAACCAGGTACGCATCGTAGGACTACGGCCGGACAGCACCTATGGCGTGAGGGTTTACGCAGTCAGTGCTATCGGCATTGTCAGTACACCTTACCCTGCGGTCGGGTTCCAAGACTTCACCACTGCCCATGACGCTACGACACCTGCTCTCTTGGGAGGTTTGGTAGTCACGCCTGGTGTCCGGTCGATCGTTGCGGTGTGGAATGAGGCAACTGAGGTTGACGTCAGCCACGGTACTGGCCAGTACGAACTGACGATCGCTACCAACGCGGGCTTCACAACTGGTGTTCGATCGAAGTTCTTCGGAGGCAACATCGGAGGCTTCACCGACCTGTCACCCCAAACTCAGTATTGGGTCAAGGTGCGGTCGATCGATGCCACTGGCAACCCTGGGCCTTACACAGCAGGGGCATCCACTACTACGGCGGCGGTCATCACGGACGACATGGCGCCAAACACCATCGACGCTGCAATCATCTACGACGCGACAATTCTTGAAGCCAAGATCGGCAACGGCCAGATCACCAATGCAAAGATCGTGTCGTTGGTTGTGGACAAGGTTACGGCAGGTAACATCGCCTCCAAGGACTTTGTTTTGCTAGCAGGGGGCCAGATTAAGTCCGCATCGCTGAGCCCGGGCATCGTGCTCAATTCCCAGGGCCTGTCCCTCTACGACTCCTCGGCTGTCCGTACGGTCTTCCTCGACGCTCTCACAGGCAACGGCACTTTCACGGGCACCATCAGTGGTTCTATCATCTCCGGTTCTACCATTACTGGTGGTGTCTTCCGTACTGCTGCTCCTCCTCTTGAGCGCATTGAGCTGGCAAGCTCACCCAGTAACGTAATCCAGTTTTTCTCGGGTGATGCTGCTGAGACTGGTGCTGGGTACTTATCAGTTAGCTCTGCCATCAGTGGGGGCAGTGTTGCTGGTACTATTGGTCTTGGTACCCCCTGGATGAATGGCCAAGACCCGGCTACCATCTACATGAGGAGCGAGCGAGGTGATGGTACTGTTCCTTCGCTGATCGTGCTGGGAGCCACTGAAGTCCAAGCTAGTAATCAGCTAACGTCGAGTGGTAATTTCTACGTTGCTGGTACTAGCTACTTCTATGCCTCTGTCGTCTTCAACGGCGCCGTCACGACCAACACTAACCTGACGGTCGGAGGAACGCTAACGGCCTCGGGGGCCTTAACGGTCTCGGGAGTTACGAACTTCAACAACCTAGCAGCCATGAACGACCAGGTCTTGCGCCTGAGGGGTTCAGGAGATCCCAATCACGCTGTCTTCTATGCGGGAGGAGCCGTTGAGGGAGCAGTTGTTCAAGGGTATTCCGGAGTAATGCTACAGACTGTGTCTGGGGTAACATGCCTATTGAACACTGACGGCTTAAACCTCGGCACTGGCTGGTTCCGTACCAATGGAGATACTGGGTGGTACAACCAGACATATGGTGGCGGTATGCGCATGACCGGATCTACTTGGGTAGAAGTTTATGCTGGCAAGTGGCTCTTGTGTGGGGGAGTTGTCCGAGGTACGCCAATCGAATCAACTACGTATTTCTGTGCTCCAGGCCCTTCAGCATCCCATGATCTCATGTCCAGTGGTAACGTTTTTTCTACGCACTGGACGGGGAGCGCACTCAACTTCAATGTGGACGACATCCACGTCAAAACCTTTGTCATCCCACACCCGAAGGCCAAGGAGAAGTACCTCGTCCATGCTGCGATGGAAGGGCCAACAGCGGATGTGGTTTACCGAGGTCGAGGTAAGCTCGTCGACGGGCAATGCTGGGTCGAGCTCCCTAACTACTTCGAAGCTCTTACGAAGCTCGAGGGTCGCACAGTCATGGTGACGCCAATTCTCTCTCGAGACTCTTTTCCCACTACGAAAGAAGTCGAGAGGGTAGAGCCGATCATGGGCCCGAAGGAACACAAGAGGATCAACGTAGCTGATCGCCCTATCGGTACCCCTGCTCTCGCCTGCACCGACGTGGTTGATGGCTGGTTCATCGTAGGTGCTATCGCTGGTTCTCCGAACGACTGTGAGTTCTTCTGGGAAGTCAAGGCAACTCGAAAGAACACTGTCTTCGATGTTGAGCCTCTCGTCGATGAAGTCCACGTCAAGGGCGATGGGCCCTACCGCTACATCTCGAAGTAGCCAGAAGTTCTGGCACACAGGAGCCCTAGGAGGCCAAGTGAGTAACAAAGCAAAGAAGCGACCGCAGCGACCTGCCAGCGCTCAGCTTCGGGAGGTGAAGAACAATACCATGGCTGAAGATGTAGCTGAGCCCGGTATATCTCTACCTCCTTCAGAGGGCCCTGAGGGTGGGGGCTACGAGATCCAGGCTGCCAACATGGTCATGGTGCTCAAGGTCAAGCTTCAGCAGGAGAGGGAACGCGCTGACGTTCTCGAGGCTGGGGTCATGCAACTGCAGGAAGAACTGGCCCAAGCCCGGGCTACCATCGATCGACTCATGGAAGGAAGAGAGCATGCCGAAGACGAAGCCGCCCCGGCTGGTCATCAAGGGTGACATCGTGGAGGTCCCAGGGACCGACCGGACGGAAGTCGTCAGGGATGTCTCGGTGGTCCTCCACCTGTCCAACGGTCAGGATCTGGCCTTCCGGGTTGACGAGGAAGTGACCATCGGCGACAAGGAAGACCTGTCCGAGCTCGCTGCCGCTGCCCAGGCCGACGCCGACGAACGCGCTGCTGATGCAGAGGAGGAAGCTGCTGCATCTGGCGACGGGGTCACCCGCGTCAAGAAGCCAGCCACTAAGAAAGCCAAGAAGTAGGCCGGCATGGGAATACTCGACGACCTCATCCTCCGACCTTCTTGGGGAGCCAAGTACAAGCCCGACATCACCCTGAAGCTTGCTCAGAAGACTGAGATGCACGTCCATCACACGGTGATGAAATGCCCAGGCCCGGGTAGGTGTGCTGGGGTCATCCGAACCATCGAGGCCCAGCATCACGGCCAGTGGGGGCTCAGTGTGGGATATAACATCCTGCGTTGCCATGATGGGTTCTTCGAGGGTGCTGGTGTCCTTCGACGAGGCCAGCACTGCCCGAACCACAACACTTCATCGTTCGGCGTCGCGTACGTGGGTGATGGGCGTGAGCCCCTCCCCGCGTACTTCGGCTATGACCTCGACGATGATCTCAACAACCTCTGGAACGAGCTGAGCAACAAGCGAGGCATGAGGTTGTATCTGTACGGTCATCGTGACCATCGCCAGACCAACTGCCCTGGAGACATCCTCTACGGCGAAGTCCACCACAAGTTCCCCCACGTCGGCTACGTTCCGGTGCCTGAGCCTGGCCCGACGCCTCTTCCCACACCCATCCCCGGCATCGGATTGGAGAAGGTCATGGACAACCCAGTTCTCGCCAAGGGCAGCGAGGGTCAGCATGTGCGGATCCTGCAGGGTTTGCTCTGTGCTCATGCCGAGGAGATCGTGGCCTGGATTGCAGGAGGTCACGCGAACCTGTCCTCGTTCATCGATGGGCTCTTCGGTCAGGGCACAGAAGATGCACTGAAGGAGTGGCAGAAGGCAACGGGGTCCCTTGTCCCTGATGGTGTTTGCGGGCCCAAGACCTGGAACTGGTTGTGCGGGCTACCTCCCGCCTAAGGGGGCGAGGATCATGGAAACACTGTCAGACTCACTCGGCGCGTTGGGGGGAATAGTTGTCGGAGTCACAGGAACACTCATCTACGCCAAAGCGACGGGCCAAGAAGTACGCTGGAGACGCAAGTTCCTCCTCCGCACCCTCGCCCACACCTTCCTCGGAGCGCCGTGTCGAGCACGGGCCCGTCGTCGTCGGCCGCTCGCCTGAGGCAATCCTCAAAGTAGTCATCGGCTACACCGTTGCAGTGATGTGGGTCATCGGCCTGGGAGTCGACATGGCCAACATCTCTCCGAGCTGGGACTTCCCGGCGTACGTCCACATCATCTTCTCAGGGGTCGTATCGTCCATGTACATCAGCAGTGCCATCGTCAAGTCCCGAAACGGAAACGGAGAGTAGATGCCCGAGCAGCAACTTGCCAAGAATGCTCGCACCATCCACATTGGGGTGAGGATTCTGGTCCCCATGGTAGTGGTCTTGATGGTCGCCGTGGCGATTCTTCAGATCCAGTTGTTCCAACGGGACGACGACATCGAAACTTTGAAGGTGCAGATCACAGAGGTCAAGATCTCGGCGAACAAGGCTCAAGCAGCTGCAGAATCTGCTGAGAGATCTCTGCAAGCCGCGATCGAGTCTTCCCGTGCTCAGTCCAACGGTAGCAATAACGCCGTTGCTCAGATCGCTGAAATCCACGCTTGCGTGGTAGAAAGGAAGTGCTGATGCCTGTAATCCCGGCACCCGAACAGGCGCCCAACATCTCACTGGGCAGCAATGTCCCTGTCGCCACTGCTCTCCGCACAGGAGTGCAGGGGTTGAGCGGGTCGTTCATCGTGGAGTTCATCGAGGCATTCGAGATCTACGACTTCACGGAACGGCAGTACGGTCTTGCCGTGGCTCTGTTCGGCATGATCCTGGCATTCGGCCAGAACCTCTGGGAGAAGCACCGCGGCAAGAAGTTCTACGGTGCCACTCCTGAGGGAGGAGTTCTCCCTCCGAAGCCGGAGGAAGGGCACTACGACGTGCCTGGCATCGTGGTGATCGTGGCGATCGCTGTCGTTGTCTGGCTCGTCATGTGGCAACTCATCATCAAGTAGGTACCCCAACTTCAGCCGACTGCCTGACGGGCGATCGTCGATCGTAATGGTTGACGGTTGCCCGTCAGAGTCGTGTAGGGATGCGTTGGGAGCACAAGAATTGAGCATGTGATGATCGACGCATCGCGGAAAACTTTGACGCGCAGGGACGATCTGGGAATCTGGTATGAGAGCTGGGCGCCTTTGCTCCGAACACAGGGCCATCACTCTGGAAGCTCATGCCCGGGATTGAACCGTACCTTGACACACACGAGAAAGGGGCCCGTAGGCCCCTGTCCCGATGATGCGTTGCCGCGGTTGCCGGCGAAAACGGTCAGTCCTCTTCGAACTCGACCTCGTCGAGCGTCTCGGCCTTCTCGGCCTTGGCACCCTTCTTGCCCTTCTTGCCCTTCTTGCCGCCCTCGGCGTCCTTCTTGGCCTTGGACTCCTTCAGCTTGGCGAGAGCGGCCTTCTTGCCCTCCTCGATCTCGCCGGCACCGACCGCCGCCAGGACGCGCTTGACCTCGGGGTCCTTGGCGCCCTTCGGCCAGTCGTAGCGAGCTCGGTTGCCCGGGATGACCTCACGGTCAACTCGGGGCTTGTCCTCCCGAGCCATCTTGCGGAGGAGGGTCCGCATGTCCCGGGTGGTGTACTCCTTGCCCGTCTCCTGCTTCACGAGCTCGCAGAGGTCGGCGACCCCGAAGGTCACATCGTCCTTCTTGGCCTTCGCCGGGGTCTCCTCGGCTTCGCTCTCGGTGAGCTCTTCGACCTCGGGCTCTGCCTCGGCCGTTGCGCCCTTCTTGCCCTTCGCCATGTGATGGCACCTTTCGTCATCGGGGTACTCCCCCGCATCAGCAATTAGCACTATAAGCGCCCCGCAGTCGACCTGTCAATAACAAAGAACAATCTTGTTCTTGTCGGAACAGAGTATTTGACGGGGATGTCTTCCCTCGCATATAGTGATCGCATGCGCACGCGGGTGCACAATCTAAATGACAAGGAGACAGGGAATGACTGAGACAGTTCGCAAGGCGTGCCTGGAGGTCGCCAAGCATGATCTGGACCGGGTGGTCAAGCGGGGGGCACCCTATGCCTCAGCGTTCGGATACGAGCGCACACTGAGCAAGGAGCAGAAGCAGATCCTCGCCGAGTCGCAGCTGGTCCTGAACGTCATCCACGAGAACAACGTCGAGGCCTGCATGGCTCGCGTTCGTCGTTACGAGTAAGGGGGAGCAATGACGCAGGGAATCAAGATCGGGAGTGAGTTCCCGAAGTCGAAGAAAGCGCTGAAGGAAGCGGTGGCGAATGAGCCCGAGCGGGTGTTTGCCATTGCTACCTCAATGTTCGGGGATGAGTTCGGGGGATACATCACACACCTGCCCTTCGACAAGCAGGTGGTGTTTGCTGGGCCCGACTTCCAGTTCAACAGGAAGTGGTATGGCACCATCAAGTGGAACGCGACCCACACCAAGCTGGTGGTCGAGTAGTGCACTTCCATCGACTGCCCAGCGGGCTCTGGGCAAATGCTAACGGTGACTTCTCCGGCAGGGTGAACATCGTCGTGGATCAACAACCCGAAAGGCTCGACACCAAGAATCCTCCCGACGCCGTCGGGTATGGCGAGGTGTGGGAATGCCAGGTGCCGTTCGAGGACATCCTTTACCTAGTTGCCGTGCAACATCGAAGTGCTCTCATAGAACGGATTGAGAACGCCAGCAACCATGACTTGATAAGGGGGAAGTGGTAGTGGGGCTCTTCGACGATGAGAACCCGAAGGAGTACACGCTGATCGACTGGGTCATCGTGGGGTTCCTGATCGGCTTTGTTCTCTACATGATCTGGCAGATCTTTCGGGCGGGGAGGTTCTGGTAGTGGCAGGGAGATCAAGAGCCAAGCTCAACATGCTCGCTGGAGAGATCGATATGACGTGGATGAAGTTTGGTCGGTGCCGAATCTGCCATCGCCGCATCTGCGTCAACAACTATCCTGACCACGAGATCCGACCTCCCCGCAAGCTGGGTATAGTCTGTTGCCCCTGGTGTTCCTGGGAAGCAGCATTCTCTTACGTCATGGCTCGGGAGATGGGTCTGTGTGATCCTGATGTACCTGAAGACTTGGCTCGACTGCAGAAACTCCAGAAGAGGATGAGGCGATTTCTTGACGCTGACCCTCAGGAGCGCAAGAAGATCGCTCAACGAGGTGCCGGTAAAGCGGCCAGGAGGTTAGCTCATGGATAAGCCCGACACCTACCGAATGGCTCAGGTAACCCGATTTAGTCAAGCTGAGTGGGAGGAGGCTTGGCTTATCTGGGAATCATCAGGGTTACCAGACCAGCACATGGAACCTGGCTGGACTCAGGTTCGTAACGCAGTCGATAGGCTTGGTGGAGGACCAGTTGCTTGGGTTCGAGCCATCATCACGACCCTTGCCGCATCTGATGACTAAGAAGTCCAAAGCTCGTCGACAGACAACTAAGTACCGGTACAAGCGCACTCCGTACCGCCATCAGGTTGCAGCGCTGAAGAAGTTGCTAGCCAATGGCTGGGGTGGCGCCTTGCTCATGGATCCTCGGACAGGCAAGACTCAGGTGGGTATCGACTACGCCAGTATCCTGCACCAGATGGGCAGGGTCAACCGCGTTCTGATCCTCTGCCCGGTCGGCGTCATGGGGGTGTGGGAGGATGAGATCGAGGCTGTCTGTCCATTCCCACACCGAACACTCGTCTGGGACAAGGATGCTCGTAAGGAGCAGGAGTTACCGAAGTATGGCAAGGATCTGATCGACTTCGTCATCTTGAACCATGACGCGCTGGCGACGGCAGGTGAGCTTCGTCAGATCACGAGAGGGCCCCGCAAGGGTGAGTGGGTCAGGTCCAAACAGCGGGGCGGACGCTACGACATGCGTAACAAGATCAAGGCGTGGCAGCCCCAACTCATCATCGTGGATGAGTCACACCGGTTCAAGTCGCCCAGTGCTCAGAAGACCAGATCGTTGTATGCCATTGGTCCTGTAGCTGAGTTCCGGGTCATCGCCACTGGCACAATGGTGACGAAGAAGCGGCGGGTGTTCGATGTTTACAGTCAGTGGAAGTTCCTGAACCCTGACGGCTGGATTCGTAAGTACACCCTCGACTCGTTCAAGGCTGAGTTCGGCGTGTTCCGTAAGCGGGCCACAAACACTGGCGGTAGTTATGAGCAGTGGCTCAGCAACAACGAACGTACGATGCCTAAGCTGAGGCTCCGCATCCACAAGGACAGCTTTGCCATCGCCCGAGATGAGTGCTACGATCTACCTCCCATGCGAGAGCAGACTGTCCACGTCGACCTGACAGGCCACACTGCTGAGGTCTACGATGAGATGGTCGAGGAGATGGTTGCTCAGATCAAGACGGGCGAGATGACTGAGGCACAGATCAAGCTTGTGCTCAGGCTCCGGCTTGCTCAGATCACCAGCGGGTTCGTCAAGACCATTGACTCGCCCCAGAAGCCCAGTAGGCTGGTGCGCATCGGTCGTGACAAGCTAGTCGTACTGGAGTCGCTCCTTAGCGATCTATATGAGGCCGAGGAGAAGGTGGTCGTGGCTGCCCGATTCAGGGCCGACATCGCAACCATCATGAATCTGCACCTGCCCAGGAAGACCTTCTCTGGGGTGAAGGCTTGGGAGTTGCATGGCGGGGTGACCAGAGTTGAGAGAGACAAGAATATCCGTGAGTTCCGTACCCACGATGGGCCTGGTGTCTTCATCATGCAGCCGGGCGCCGGTTCGCTAGGTATTGATCTCAGCACCTCAGCCAGCATGATCTGGTACAGCTACATTGACAGCTTTGTGGACTTCACTCAGTCCCGTGATCGGATTGCGTTGGCAGCTCGTGGTGCTGTGCAGACATACATTGTCGCCCGCAACACCATTGACGAGGACATGCTCGCTGGGTTGAAGGAGGATGAGGACTTCATCAAGAAGGTCCTACGTTCTCCGGATAGTCTCCGACGTAACTTCCGACGTCATTGACGGGAATAGGTGCGGAACGAATTCGTTGCCAGCTCCTTGCATGCGGTGCATGCCTTGCGATAATATAGTCCTAACCTAAACCGACCGAGGAGGAGACTTGATCGTAGTCGAGGGACCAGACGGTGCTGGCAAAACGAAGATGGCTGAGAGGCTATCTATGGCTCTTGGAGTCCAGATCGAACCCAAGGCTGTGAACAACGAGGCCCAAGCAACTGTGGACATGGGCGAGTGGATCGACCATGCCATCAGCCAGGGTTTTGGGTTGAGGCTGTACGACCGCTTCTCACTCATCTCTGAGCTGGTGTACTCGCCAGCGATGGACAATGAGTGGAAGCCCCCCCACCAACATCGGGGGTGGCTGAGTAACATGCTCGCCCGGTTCTACGGCCTTGAGCCGTTCATCATCTACTGTATGCCCGCCTGGGACATTGTCTGGAAGAACGTCCAGAAGGACGAGACCAGCAAGGTGGTGCAGAACGAGAAGGTGATGCGCCGGGTCTACAAGCTGTACGAGGCTCGCATCGCCGTTGACCTCGCCATCAGCCAGGGCACTATTAGGGTGTGGGATTACGAGCATGACGAGGGCACTGGGTACTTCGAGTCGCTCGTCGCCCAGATCGCTACTTCTCTGGCCCGTCACGGGATCCACGCCAATGCCCGCTGACGCTGAACGGTTGGAGCAGTTCAAGCAGGTGCTGGATCGACTGCCCGAGGACTACAACTTCGACATGTGGCTCACCACTACTCGTCGGTTGCAGGAGTTGGCCTACGACGCCTTCTACGATCAGATGGATGATGAGACTCGGGCGGACTCCATGATGATGAACCTCTACGCCGCCACTTCTGAGATCGTGGAGATGGGCGACGAGATGGGGTGGAAGCCTTGGGCCCCGCCTCGGGGGTGGATCAACCGGGAGGCAGCGATCCGTGAGGCAGTGGACATCATGCACTTCCTTGGCAATCTGCTCACTCACTGCCAGGCCACTGGCGAGGAGCTCACCGCCGCGTACAAGGCCAAGCAGCTCAAGAACTTGCAACGCCAGATCGACAACTACGACGGTAAGTCCGACAAGTGCGGCTACTGCCGCCGAGACTTGACAGAGATTCCATGGCCTGCTCGTCTCCAGATCTTTCAGGAGGAAGAGATCAACGCCATTCTCAAGTTCTGCAACAAAGACCACGCCGACAAGTACAAGGAGCAGAAGCATTGACTACCCATAACCCAGACTTCGAGCCCGGGGGCAAGCACTGGGGCAAGCGAGCACCCATCGAGCTTCACCCGGGTGTGGAGCAATTGCCTGTATCTCACACCCACAAGCCGAAGGGGCTGCGCATCGTTGAGGAGTGCGAGGCAACGGGTGAACCGTACTTCGTTGTTCGAGCCAAGGACATGCTTGGCTTGATGGTGGTGATCGAGTACGCCCGGCTTCTGGAGATTTACCGCCCAGGGGCGTTCGACATGGCTGAGGGCATCGCCAATGCTCGAAACTCATTCGTCAAGTGGATGGATGAGAACCCGACTGCTGTCCACCTTCCCGACTGATGCCAGGGTATCGTAAAGACCGAGGGGGTAGATACCAAGGCAAAGTGTCTTGGGTAGAGGGGCGGCGGAAGATCACGCTTACCCTTGGTACCTTCAACACATGGGAAGAGGCCCGGTTGGCAGAGATTGAGTTCAAGATCCAGAGACTTAAGGATGAAGCTGAGAAGCTTCAGGCGGCATCATGAGGGCGTTCAAGGCTGCGACGCTTACGGACCTCCACGAGAGTCTCTGCGACAAACTTGTGCACGCCAAGATGGGCGAGCTCGACCTGGTGACCAGCGTGGATGTCCAGATCCATGACACCATGAGCCAGGCTGACAGCATGGAGTGGGACTTTGATCTCAAATCCATGTGGCTCACGAAGCAACGGTGGTCCATGATGGTCAGGCAGTACCTCGAGCCTGAAGCCGTTGACACCTGGCTCAGGAAGTGCGTCAGTGGTATCGGACTGAAGGGGAGGGGCATTGCGGTACTTCGTACGAAGGAAGTACGTCCTCGGGGTGGGGCACACGTTGGCAATAGGGAGACTCGGCGATGGGGGAGTTGCATGCTCAGTCTCTCTTACAAGGCGGTCCCGGCGCCGACTATCACCCTTCATTCCCGCACATCGTACCTGGGATACATCGGGGCTCTCGATCTATCTGTGGCTTGGATGGCGGCTCGCTATCTGGCGAAGGACCTAGATGTTCCAGTAGAGAGCTTCCGATTCATCTGGTACAATGAGGCTCTTCAGTGGCACAACTTCAAGTCCCTGGCCTGGATGCTCAACAACCGGGACGAGGAGAAGCGCAAGAGGTTCCGGCATCTCATGCTGAAGCACGAGGACAAGCTTAGCGCCGATGAACTCGTGTATGTGATGTCGACCCCTGGCCTATCCATGAGCAGGCAGTGGATTCAGAAGGTCATCGACGAGGACCGTCGGGGTGACACCTACGGCGACATGAGTTACAACACCTATCGGCGCATCCGTCGCCGCTACCACACCGAAGTCCGAGGCTACGAGTTTGCCCAGCGCTTCGAGGGGTGGTCATACCACACCAAGGGGCCTCAGCGAGGAGAACAGAAGGAGTTCTTCAAAGCGTATTTGCCCCTCGCCTCTGTCGACGTCAGGGATTGCGATTTCTCCGCGATCCGCCTCCCCCTTGACAGGAGCTTCGGGGAGGTATACGATGGGGGTGATGATGACGAAGACATCGAAGAAGAAGAAGACTAAGTACCGACCCCTCTCGTCGCTGGTTAAGAAGGGGGACATTGAGTGGCTGAAGACCAAACCTTGTCCTTACTGCAAGACGACAGGCAGGCTCATGATGAGCCCAGGAGGGGAACACCCAAACGAACGAATCGTATGCCAGCACTGCGGTGAACGGTTCATGATCCCAGGGAGACCGAAGTGAGAGCATACGAATTACTGGAGTTAGGGTGGTCCTTCCACCGCTTTATCCAACAGATGTATGTGGAGTTCCTGCACTCAGCCGAGGAAGTGAACGTCGGCGAATGGCAGAGCAAGAAGATCCAGGACCCCAACCTCGGCACGATGCTTGAGCTCCGAGACACGACCATGGTGTGGGCAGTGCCTGGTGGTCTGGAAGCTCTCCAGGATCGCGTAAAACCAAACTTGCCCTGGGCCGAGGACCACTTCCTCGAACGGGTATCCGGTGAGCCACTGAACCCCCCGCCCAGTGAGTCGTACTGGCCCTTCGCCCAGCGGGGCAATGCTGCCCACAAAGAAGGCGAGAAGTTCTCCCACACCTACCCTGAGAGGTTCTGGCCCAAGTTTGCTGGTGAGGAGACACGACCGAATGGCCGTCAGGCTGCCTGGCCTAACAATGGCATTCGCTACGAGTATGGAGACCTTGCTGATGTCGTCACGCAGCTCAAGAATTCGCCGCATACGCGCCAAGCGTTTCTCCCCGTCTGGTTCCCCGAAGACACAGGGGCTGTACATGGAGGTCGAGTTCCTTGCACGCTTGGCTACCTCTTTAACATCCGTGGCAATCGGCTTCACGCGGTTTACTACATCCGTTCGTGCGACTTCCTCCGCCACTTCCCTGATGATGTCTACATGGCGGCAAGGCTGATGCAGTGGATGGTTGACCAGCTCGACACCGGCGTCAAGACAGGGAACTTGACCATGCACATCAACAGCTTCCACTGCTTCAAGGGCGACATTCCTCGACTTCAGAAGGAGGTAGGGCGATGAGTATCCACGCAGGCCGACCCACCCGTGAGGAGAACCTCATGGAGATGGCTCACGTAGCAGCCGAGCGCAGTACCTGCAGTCGAGCCCACGTTGGCTGCGTCTTCGCCCGTGATGGCAGAGTTCTCGTAACCGGCTACAACGGTGCCCCCGCTGGTATGCCTCACTGCGACCACCACTGCAGCTGCGGTGTTACTCAGATGAGCATCAAGAGGACCCACGACTTGACGTGCAAGTCCAGTGAACCCTGCACCATCGCCGTGCACGCTGAGGCCAACGCCATCGCCTTCGCCGCCAAGCATGGTGTGGGACTAGAGGGCAGCGAGCTCTTCGCCACCTTCTCGCCCTGCGTGTCCTGCGCCCAGCTTCTCGTGAACGTGGGGATCACCAAATTGCACTCAGCGGCGATGTACCGGGTGAAGGAGGGCGTGGACCTCTTGGTCTCTGCTGGCATCCAAGTCGTTGACTGCAGTAATTCCCCCGTGATACGATGATCGCATGAATGCGATGATCGAGAGGGGGTGCTAATGCCCTTACCGTACAAATGGAGCTTCCGGGTTAGGGAGGTCCACGCAATTACCCAGTGGAAGGAAGGCTGCGTCTATCGGACGGAGAAGGTTGGGGAAGTTGTTGCAGACATCGACCCCGCCAAGGCTCCGCTGCGACGCCGACATGCCATGCTCGTGGTGAAGTCATGATCTCTAACGAACTACCTGCCGTGCTTCAAGGTCGAGGAAGGGAGTCGTCGATCAGCATGGAACGAGCACTCAACCAGGTCAAAAGTTTGGTCGAGGGAATCGTGGATGACGACTTGCAGGACCGAGTGAACGCCAGTCTCGACGATCTTGACATGATGCTCAGAGCCATCCAACGGTGAAGTCACTAGTAGCCAAGATCTACGACGATGGGTGCACGGGCTGCAAGCTTCACCAGCAGGCCATCCAGGTTTGTCAGGAGGGCTTTGGCGATGAGCGGGCTAAGATCATGGTCGTGGGTCGCATGCCGAACAGCGACGCATTCCAGAGGCGGCTGGAGGAGGACCTTGCCGAGGTAGGACTTGAGCCCGAGGACATCTTCTACTCGGCTGCGATCAAGTGCCGCAACTTCGAGCAGAACGCCAGCAACGCTGACGTCAAGGCCTGTCGCAAGTACCTGGACGCGGAGATCGCTGCCATCAAGCCTAAGTGGATCCTGGCGATGGGTAATGAGGCCCTGCTTGCCACGACAGGTCACTCAGGAATCATGAAGTATCGAGGCCGAGTAGTCACGCGTGAGGGGTATTCCGTATTCCCTACGGTCTCCCCAGCATCTGTCCTGCGCAATCCTGGTCAGCGTCAAGCATATGTCGCCGAGCTTCGCCTCTTCGTGGCACAGGTCTTCGAGAAGTCTGCCAAGGTGCCTCTACCGAAGGTGCTGATCGCTGACGACAAAGAGAAGATCGCCAAGGTCATCAAGTGGCTGGACCGCGCCGAGGTGCTGGTCTACGACATCGAGACCAAGGGCAGGGACGAGCATGACCCTGACGGAGTCATCGTGTCGTTGGCTGGCACACTGGTCATGCCTGGAGGGAAACTCAAGTGCTTCGCCATACCTCTTGCTCACCCGGAAAGTAGATGGGTTAAGAGCTGGCGCTCTTTGCTCCGACACCTAGGCCCACACCTAGCCAAGCCGAAGAAGCAGATCGCCCACAACGGTAAGTTCGACGCCCGCTGGCTTCGTAAGTTTGGTGTGGGGGTTAGGGTAACCTTCGACACTATGCTAGCCGCTCACTTGCTGGACGAGAATCGTCAGAAGGGTCTCAAGCCTCAGGCGCTGAGCAGGCTGGGTGTTCCCCCCTGGGCGATCAGTACGAAGGATCTCTGGTCTCAGCCCATTGGTGATGTACTCTGGTATAACACTCTCGATACCTGGTACACCTACCACATCTACCTTGAGATTCGACAGGAGTTAGTCGAACAGGAGAGGTTATGCCGCATCTACCGACTCATCACGATGCCGGCTAATGAGCTCTACATCGGGGCTGAGCTCAGAGGGTTCTGGATGGACAGGGATAGGCTCACCAACCGACGCCATCAGACTCTTGAGATGGTCAAAGAGTTTGAGCGTCAGATCATGGAGCACGTTCCGAAGGGTGAGCCTGAAGAACTGATCGAGATGGGCTGGCCCCACACCAAACATAGGGTCCCTCGCCCAGTGCCGGTCAACTTCAACCCCAGCAACTGGTCTCGATGGTGGATGTTCGAGTATCTGAAGCTGCCAGTTCTCGAGCGGGGCAAGGAGAAGCCTGACGGGTCAGAGGGGGACCCGAGCATGCGGGAGGGGGTGATGATGACTCTGAAGGACGAGCACCCTGCTATCCCCCTACTCATGAAGCGGGCTAACTACTCTAAGCTTGGTCAGTTCATGACCACGTATGAGTCAGTGCTCGACCCCTTCGACCGCATTCATACATCGTTCAAGCTGGCAGGTACGGTGACTGGGCGCACCTCCTCTGGCAAGGTTGATGAGGAAAAGATCTCTGGTCGAGCTACTGACCAACGAAGCATCAATCTGCAGCAAGTTCCCAGAGACAGTATGGCTCGAGGGTTGTTCGGTGCTGCTCCAGGCTATGTGGTTATCGAGGCTGACTTCTCCCAGGTCGAGCTGAGGATCGCTGCGTTCCTTGCTGACGAGCCTACGATGAAGCGCTTGTTCCAAATGGGGATGGACATTCACGCAGCTACGGCTGCTAACGTCCTCGGCATTCCCCAGACCAAGGTCACGAAAGATGACCGGAAGAAAGCTAAGCCCGTCAACTTCGGCTTCCTCTACAGCATGGGGGCTCCCAAGTTCGTCATCTATGCTTGGGAGAACTACGGTGTCCACTTCACCTTGGACGAAGCATACGAGGTTCGCAAGGCATACTTCCGTCAGTTCGCTAGGCTGCAGGCATGGCATGCTAAGCAGAAGCGACTGGCGCATCAGTATGGCAGGGTCATCTCACCTATCGGCCGGATACGCCGCCTCCCCGACATCCATAGCGAAAATGAAGGGGTCATGCGTGAGGCTGAGCGCCAGGCGATCAACTCGCCCGTGCAGTCGTTCGGCTCCGACATGATGCTGATGGCTATCCAGATCATGACCACCGAGTTCAAGAGGCGGAGCCTAGACGCTCATCTGCTGGGCACCATCCACGATGCTGGCTTGGTCGAGGCTAGGGAAGACCACGCGAAGCACGTCATCCCCATTATGAAGTGGAGTATGGAGGAGGCGCTGATGGATCAGCTCGCCTCGCAGTTTGGTGTGGAGATGGACGTCCCGATCGTGGCTGACTTGAAGGTGGGGTCGCACTGGGGCGATGCTCAGGAAATTCCTGGGGACGTAGTGTTCGACGAAAAGGCGTTGAGGCGGTGGCTCAAGGCCACTGACCTAGGACGCATCAAGGAGGCTGAGTGACTCGCCTACGAGCTTGGTACCAATGGCACTTTCCTGAGTGGGACTTTTGCTTCTGGTGCCAGAGTCATCATCACGGTCGCTGGCGTAACAAGTTTCACTGGGTACGATGCCACCCCTTTGGCATCAGGAGGTAGTGTGATGCTACTAGTTCTTGCCATAGCCTTGCTAGTGCTGTTGTTCTATGGGGGCTCTCTTCTTGTGGCCATGCTCATCATCACTCTGAAGTGGACGTATCGCCTCGGTCGCGTGGCAGGCCGTAAGCTCTGGAACAAGAGTGTTGACTGGAGAGTCTCGCGTTCGATATGATGGATCGCTGACCGAGGAGAAGACGTTGGGAATCTACTTAGATCCGGACACAGGGCGGACCATCAGCACCCACTCTATGCTGAAGACGTTCCGGAGATGTCCGAAGCAGGCTGAGTTCAAGTATATCCATCGACTGAAGCCTAAGAAGCTGGGCTCGCCGCTGAAGCGGGGGACGTGGATTCACCTTCTCCTGGAGGTGTTCTCGAGGGCACTGAAGGATGGAGCCAAGCACAAAGACGCGGTCGCTGCTATGTGGGAAGCGCACCAGCGACTGAGCAAAGAGTTCAACGCTTTGTTCGATGAGGAGAAGGACTTCTACGGCGACCTTCCTCGAGAGATCTTCCGAGTCATGACTGCCTATCTCTGGCACTACAGCAAGCATGACTGGAAGGTGCTGGATGTGGAGTTCGTGCTGGAGGCCGAACTGCCTGACGGTTCTATCTTCCGAGCTAAGGTTGACCTCCTTGTTGAGGACCAGTTCGGGCTCTGGATTGTCGACCACAAGAGTCACAAGACACTGCCCAAGCTAGACTACCGCATCCTCGATGCCCAGTCTGCCGACTATGTGTGGGCAGCGCTGAAGAACAAGATCCCTGTGCAGGGTCACATCTGGAACTACATCAGGTGGAAGGAGCCCAGCGTTCCGAAGATGGCCTACCTGGGCAAGGCGAACCAGCGACTGAGCAAGGCTGAGTGCGACACTGACTACCCGACTTACGTCGCTGCTGTGAAACAGTACCAGAAGGAACATGGGCTGAAGATATTGCCTGAGTATAATGCCAAGGCCAAGTATCTTAAGGGTCTGCAGTATCGCTTTGGCGAGATCCAGAACTCCACCTTCTTCCGACGCGATGTGCTGGAAAAGGCTCCGACGATGCTTAACCAGGTGGCTCGGGAGATGTACCATACCCACACCCGCATGAACGAGTACCCTTGGGATAGGCCCGAGATGATCGAACGGGTGCCTGACCGAAGCTGCGAGTTCTCATGCAGCTATGTCGACATCTGCACTGCTCAGCTATGGGGGGGTAACATCGACCCCATCATCAAGAGAAAGTACAAGGTCGAGGATCCGATGAGCTACTACTACGATGAGCAGGAGGTGACTGACGGTGGCCGAGACTGACAAGTGCGCCCAGTGCGGTCATACCCGAGGGGTTCACACAGGCAAGAATACTGGCTATGACGGCGATGACACTGAATGCCGTCATCAGTACGAGGAAAAGACACCATCAATGAGCAAGGCCAAGGATCAGTGCTTGTGCAGGAGGTTCAAGTGAGCTGGGACCGTCCTCCTTGCCCAGCTCAACGGCCGCACCCCGAGGGTGGGGTGGTGAGCTGCACGCTCGCCGAGGGCCACACCCCAGTGCAAGGTCACAAGGAGGGTGCTTGGCCTCACGCTCCTCACCGATTGCTCACGAAGTCACCCAGTCAATGGATTCGACCCAAGAAGAAGGAGACCGATGGCAGTACGAGGTAAGGAGAAGAACTATGCGGCCATCGCCGCCAAGTCGATCACCAAGCCCAGCAAGATGAGACCCAAGTGGCGGTTCTTGGTCTACAGTCGGCACAAGAAAGGCAAGACGCGGTTCGCCCTCAGTGCCAACGATGTGCCGGACGGCAAGATCCTCATGCTGGATGCGGAGAAAGGCACGGACAAGTACCGCAAGCTCGACCCTGACGTCTGGCCCATCAAGAAGTTCGAAGATCTCAACGATGCCCTCGGGTTCTTGCGCACAGGCAAGCACGACTACACCTGGGTCTGCCCCGACACGATCACCAAGATCCACAACCTGTCGCTCAGGTTCATCATGAAGCTGGGTGAGGATCGCAACCTCGACCGAGTGCCCGGCGTCGTTGACCAACGCGACCACGGAAAAGCTGGAGAGCTCACCAAGGAACTCATCTACAAGCTCGATGGCCTGGACATGGGGGTCATCTACACTGCTCAGGAGAAGGTGGACAAGGGCAGCAGCGACGATGACGAGCTGGCAGAAAGCTCTGTCTTCTACGTCCCTGATGTACCCCCCGGTGTCCGGTCCGCCCTGAACGCGAACGTGGATGTCATCGGCAGGCTCTACGTGACCAAGGCTCAGTTTGTCAACCCCGATGGAGGAGAACCGATCGAGAAGAATCAGCGCCGCCTCTGGATCGGGAATCATCCGATGTACGACACCGGGGTCCGGTCCGAGTTCGATCTGCCGGACGTACTCAAGAATCCGACCGTGAGCTCATTGACGAGCCTCTTGCTGGAAGGAGCAACTAAGCCCAAGAAGAAGTGAGTCGTTTCCCACGAAACGGCCGGAACGAGACGATTGACCTACGGAGTGGGATCGTCTAGCATTCATTCGATTTGACCGAGGAAACCACCAAAGAAGAAAGGTAACACATGGGAGCCAAAGCACGCACCGTCGACATGAGCAATGTCAAGGAGCGGAGTTTCAACGTCAAGCACCTGCCGGAGGGTGACTACAAGGCCAAGGTCACTAAGGTCGAAGACCACAAGTCCAAGGCCAAGAACGACCAGTGGCTGTACACCATCACCGTCACTGACGGCCGAGGCAAGGGCGCGTCGTACCCGTATTACTGCGGACTCGAGGAGAACCAGCTCTGGAAAGTCCGCAACCTCTTCGTCGCTGCCGGGATCAACCTCCCCAAGCAGAGGCAGAAGCTCGACCCCAACAAGGTCGTGGGGCGGCCGGTGGGCATCAGCCTCGTCGACGACGAGTACGAGGGCAAGGAGAAGTCCGTCATCGACAACGTCATGCCCATCAGCGAGGTCGACGAGACCGACGTCCCGGACGCGGAAGATGGCGACGAGGAAGTAGCCAAGCCCAAGAAGAAGAAGAAGGACAAGGCCCCTGAGCCCGAGCCCGAGCCGGTCGCCAAGAAGAACGGCAAGGCCAAGAAGGGGAAGCACGGCAAGAAGGCGAAGGAGGTCAGCGACGACGAGCTCCAGGAGCTCGAGGTCGAGGCACTCTAAGCCCCGGCAAATTCCTTGACGTCCTTCACCTGCCCGTGATAGGATCTCCAGGTGGGCTTGAGGGCCCGGCACCATCCCACACCTTCCTCGGTCGTGCGGTGCCGGGCTCTCGCCCTGTGTATACCAAGAGAATTAAGTTAGGAGCTGGTGACTATGTCGAAGCAACGGGAGAGCAAGCTCAGCGGCAAGATCATGGCTGCTCTCCGTGTGGAGGGGTACTTCTGCTTCAAGGCTCACGGCAGCGAGATGATGATGTCGGGGTTGCCAGACATCATTGTGTGTGCGCAGGGCTTCTTTCTCGGCCTAGAGACCAAGCTTCCTGAGGGCGGCCAAGCTAAGCCCATCCAGCGCCTAAGGATTCAGCAGATCCTTGACGCCGGTGGCCATGCTCAGGTTGTCAGAGGTGTGGACGAAGCGCTCAGGGTAGTGGCTGAGTGGGTCGAGTTCATGACTACGAAGGACGGTCACTGATCGTCGATCACGCGATCAAGTTGACGAGATTCATTTGAGTCATACCTGAGATAATCCCTAGGCGATTGGTTTCCCCTGCGATGCGTGATGCATCATCGAGGTGATCCCGATTCCTAGGGATTTTTCTATGTGTTCCCGAGTCCCTGGGCAACTGGTCTGTTGACTATGATGCACGATGCGCAGGGTGAACCCGCATGACCCAGGGTCGACTCTAGGTTGCCGACGGTGTGATCTAGTCGTGCGCATCATCGTCGATCGCACACCAGCACACACAGAAGAATGCCCCCGCCAGGGAATGGAACGGGGGCACTCTTACTTCTGGGTCAGCAGCACCTGCTGGAGTCAGGGCGCTAGGGGAAGGGGTCCCCACCCAGATCTTGTCAGAGACTAGTCTCTGTACTGAGAATGGTGCTGCCTCCCGCAGGTTCGGCGGCGACGGTCCCGGGATCGTGGCGGCCAGGGTGGGCAGCGCACCCTACGCTGTGCTACCTGTTGAGGAGCTCGTCGATCGTCTCGTGCCCAGTGCACAGGTAGACTACCCCGTCCTTGGGCTCGATGTCCTCGATCTCGATGGCGCAGTCGAGGGGATCGGACTGCTTGAGCGTGACCGCCTGGCCATCCTCACCATGCAGCGTGACATCACCCTGTCCTGCCTCCCCATCAGTGAAGACGAGGGAGCAGAAGCGAATGACCACGAGGTCATCAGGGTTGAGCTCGTCGAGGCGGCGAGCAAGCTGGCCCACCGTCATGGTGTCGCCCAGGTTCTCAGCCGGGGCGAACCGGCTCACTCGACCTCGTCTTCGAACTCGATCTCGTCACTGAGCTCAACCACGTTGCCGTCGTCGTCAGTGTCGGGCTCGTCCTCGTTGACGAAGCTGTCGATCTCCTCGGGCTCTTCGGACTTCTTGGCCTTCTTGCTCTTGGCCTTGGTGACGGCGCCCTCGACTGCCTCGGCCTTGGCCTTGGCACCCTTCTCGGCCCAGGTCTCGAACTGCTTGGTGAGCTTCTTGACGTCGCCCTTGGTGAAGCTCCAGCGACCCCCCTGCCCGGGCTGGTCGTCCTTCGGGGTGATCTCCCGGAGGAACTTGCGCAGCGTACGGGCGTCGGTCTTGAGCTCGAGCGCAACTTCCTTGGCGCTCAACTGCTGTGCTGCAGGCATCGGCGTTCCCTTTCCTCGGTCGTGCATCGGTCGATTGATCGAATGCATGAGCATCATATCTGAGGGTTTTCATGCTGTCAATAGGGGTTACTACCTTTGGACCTTGTGTCGTGCCAAGCGCACCTTTACTCCCTTGGCCTTGGCAATCTTCACCATGTCGTAGGTGCCCCTAATTCGACCCCGCTCAGTCTTACCATAGAGATCATCGTGGAAAGCGATGACAAGCTCAGGCCTACCCTCCTTGAGCATCTGACGATTACGCCGAGGGCCCGCTACTGGGCAATAGTCAGCTCCTTCTGGGCAGCTGCAACGAGCGTATGAAGGGCCACTGCGTTCGTGCTTCTTCCACTCTGCAGGGAATTCCATGACGTGCATACCCATCCGCTTTGCCAGCTGATAAGCAATGATGTCTGCTCCCCTTGCCATGCCGCAGATCAGCACGGTGGTGTGGGGATCAAAGCCCTTAAGCACCTTGCTGATGGCCTTAACGTCAGTCCAGTTCCGGTCACCACAGATGAGAATACGCTTGCCGTTTGGTCCGTTCATCTTCTCCTGCCACTCTAGATGGGCCTCGTACCCGGTCATGTTGTCGGTGCGCAATACGCCGCTGCAGTCTGGGCATATCCAGAGGCGCATGAGGTCGCCGGACCTGCGTTCGTACGCGGTCCAGAGGATCTTCCACTGCTTCCACTTGCCACACTCACGACAACGCAAGCCTTTGTCCTTGCCGAGCGCAAGCGTAGGCTTTTCGGGGGCGAGCAGATCCATGATGTCATCGCCCTCCGCCTTCTTACGCCGACGGAACTTCTTGGGCCGGATCTCGTAAGCCTCGGTCACAGCTTCCACTCTAAAGACTCGAGCACAGCCTTCACTCTCAACAGTTCGTGGAGTTGAGCTGTGGGGCATGACCAGTAAGTCATCCACCGTTGACCATTGTGATACTGGTATGTCTCAATCTCGTAACGTGGCCGAGCATCCATCTCACGCTTGGTTTTGAAGTACCTCTTAGTTGAGACAGGTGCCTTGCCAAAGTGAGGAGTAGGGGGGTAACTCACCGGTCAGCCATGTATCGGCTTAGCGACTGCTCGTCGACCATCCATAAGCCCTGCTGCTGGTAGCCGTGCACCTTGCCTGAGCGCAGCCAGCGGCGGAGGTCTTTGGCCTCAACGCCGTGGGAAGCTGCAGCCTGGGCGGCAGTGATGTAGCGATCGTGCGCGTTGGGTGTGGGGGTAGTGGGCTTCGCCTCGCCTTCCCACACAGCCAAGCCGTTCTCCTTGTCGCCTACCTTGTGCTGGCAGTAATACCACAGGGCGTCGGGGATCACGGTCGTGCGGGACTCGCCGTCAAACTGGACCCGCAGCGATCGCTTGCGCTTGGTCACGATCTTGCCGTACTTAACGAACACCGGCGTGACCCAGCGAACTCTCTGGCCAACCTCGACCTCTGACCAAGCAGGGCTGACGGCTGTCATGGGTCGAGCACGTTCTCAAGCGCAGATCGGATGAAGTGGATGTGGAGGGTGCAGTGTTGGATGTCGGTCATGCCCACAACCTGCACCACCTCCTTGTCGTCCCAGAGATCCTTGAGCCTGGTCTCTAAGTTCAGCAGATGACCAAGCGCTTCCATGATCTTCTCTTCTTCGTCACCCGTCAACTGTGACCTCCTCCTCAATCCGAGTCGACTTGACCGTGATGCCGCAGCAGGCGCAGCGGAAGACCACGTGCTCAGCGACCCGCATCCAACCCAGGTCGTTGATGAGCTTGCCTTTCATGCTGCAGGGTGCGGGCACGGGCGTAACGTCGTCAACGGCATCCACGACAGGATGCTCTGCCAGGCGCACGACCTCCAGAGTCTCGGTGTCGATGTCATACCTCGCACCCGACCTCGTCGTTATCCTCGTCATCATGCAGTTATCTTATATCCGGGATCAATCTCTGTCAATATCCACGAACAAGGCCCGCCGAGGCGGACCCTGCTCGCTCCGATGCCCGTCGGAGATCTAGGTGAAGATGTCGAGAGCTCTGGTGATCTGTTCCACATCCTTCATGGTTGCGTCGAACTCGATCCGTTGGCTGGGTTGACTGCCCATCGGGAGCTCAGTCACAGTGAAGGTTAGGCGCTTGGCATGCCCGTCGCCCTGGGTCTTGGGCTTGATCGTAAGCACGGCGTTGCCGAACTGCAGAGTGACTTCCATTACTCTTCATCTCCTCGGTATTGGCGAAGCAACTTTCGGAACTTTTCGTCTTGGATGAGTAGACCTTCTGGAGTAGTGAGGTCGTCGGCCCACATGTGGCCGTCGGCTTCTCCATTGGCAGCGAAGAACAGCGCTGCGTTCTTGGTGGGGAACTCGCTGGTCTTCTTAACCTGGTAGCTGTACCAGGTGAGCTTCCACATCAGACGTTCTCCCCCACGACCATCTCTTCCCACTGGTAGACGAACCAGACCTTGCTCACGAGGTTACCGTCGGTGAGCATCTTGACCAGATCGCCCCAGCTCTTGGGCGTCTTGTTGAGCTTGCCTGTGAGGTACCACCGGCTGTTGTGCCGGAGACCTACGTAGGAGTAGTTGGTGTTCCCAAGGCGCCGGGTGAACTGGATGACATCCCCGTCGTCGAACGGGTCATCTTCGGGGAAGGTCTTGAGCAGCTCCAGCCGTCGCTCCAGTCGGGCGATGTCGTGCTGGGTGCGTCGAACTTCGCTGGAGCGGGCGGGGTGAGTCGCTGATACCCGACCCCCCCGCATCATCCGAACAAAATCCGCTCGCTCGAAGAACTCGTCCTCTAGGGGATGCTCCACACCCTGGGGCCAGGCATGGGTGCAGCCGGCTGAGGGGAAGAGGTGGAGCCAGGAGGTGGTGTCATCGTCGAACTCGATCTTGACATCACACTGCTCGCACCGAGCGGTGAGTCTTGCGGGCATCAGCCCCTCCTTGGGTCGGTGAGCACGTCAGCGAGACGTTTGCGCTCTTTGTGCATGAGTTTGCGAGACCCACCCTCACATTCGAGGATGAGTCGGTCGATCTCGTGCTCATGGTCGACAGAGGGGATCTCCTCCATCTCAGCTGTGAGCCGATTGATCTTCTGTCGGGATGTCTCGGGCATCAGTTCTCCTTCCAGTCGCCTGTATTGAGCAGGCGCGTGAGTAGGGGGCGCAGCAGCTCCTGGAGGAAGATGCTGGCCATCGTGTCGTAGGCATGGGCCTCGAGCTTCTCGAAGGCGTCGTCGTTCGGATCCGCGTCGGGGCTCATGTGGTGCTCCCTGAACGTGGGGAACTCGTCGACGATGGCCTCCATCATCCAGTCCTCGAGCGCGTCGTTGTGTGTGGGGAAGATGAGTGCCTTGACTTGCTCGGCGATGCCCTCAGCCAACTCGATGGCGTCGGGGCTCGTCTTCACCTCAGCTCGGGCAGCTCGAATCTCATTGACGGGGATGCGCTCAGGGATCGTCCTAAGCGCTTGGGCATCGGTCGCTGAATCATTCATGCTCGCATCATGCGCCTGGGCAGTGACCAAGTCAATAACCTCTTGCCGCCATCGGTGCAAGGTATCACCGTCCCAGAACATGTCGAGCCCTGATTCGTCCATGCGACAGCTCATGGTGCCCCTGGCGTAACGACCTGAGCAGGTGTAGCCCCCTTCGTTGGGAAAGGGCATCTCGAACAAGCGAGGTTCTCCCGTAAGCCCACACCTGCTGCACTTGATCAGTGTGGGAGGAGGGATGGGAGGGAGCTCCATCATGGTGCTCGTCTCAGGTCGGTGCGGTGCTTGGCGCACTTGCCCTCGAAGGGCAGGATGGTCACGCCGTCGTGCACCTCCTTGGCGCTGGGGTGATCGAGCACGAGACCGCAGGTGAGGCAGAGGCCTTGTGCTAGGCGCTGCTTCTCGATCTTGGTGTTGGTCACGACGGTCGACTTCTTGCCGACCTTGGTGGACTTCACTGGATGACCTCCAGAGCGGTCAGGGGGCAGAGCACCCGCCCCGTACGGAACTTCCCGATGGGCCCGCAGTCGAGCTTGACCAGGATGCGGGAGTTCTTGAACTCGACCACTTCACCTGCCCGATTGCTGAGGTACTGGGGCTTCATGCGGTTGCCAAGCCGCACCTTCGTCCCGACTTCGAGCTGTTGCCTGGTCTCTCGAGCCTTGCGACTCTGAAGAACCGTCATGCGGGAGTAGATCTCCCCGTTGAGCTCTCCCAAGAACTCGTCAAGCTTGCCGTCCTGGATTGCCAGGATGACATCGTTGATCTGAGTGGAGAAGTCGATCTCCATCACATTGCCTCCGCTTCTGCTTGGGCGAGCGTCGCCCAGACCTGCGCCTTGGCTACGTTACCGCCGATCTTGAGCTCGTCGACAGCGTTGCTGACGAAGATGTTGTACCTGTTGCGACTGGGCAAGCCAACGTTGTTGATCGCCTTGTCCTTGACCTCTCGGCTCTCAGGGTTAAGCCCCATCAGTTCTCCCCTCTGGGCATCGGTGATGCATCGCATCGCATGCGTAGATCATATGCGATGGTGTTGACTAAGTCAACGACTTCGGACCATGATGGTCCAACATCTGCTTAAGTGCCTCGTTGAGGTCTTCGTTGATGCCGTAAGCGGCACCTCCTGCCATGGGTGAGCCAGGGGCCTCTTCACCCCATTCTGAGCCCACTGAGAAAGTGCCGCTGGGATTGTGCATCAGAATCACCGTGCCGCACTTCTCCAGATGCTCTGCCAACCGGCAGATCGTGTCCTCAGGTAGGCACATCGTCATCATCCTCGCCGGGGCATGCTGTCTGGGCAGTTTCGGGGTTGAGGCCTGTGTTGCACACCATGCAGAAGATCTTGGTGACTGGGTCGGCGCCGGGCCGCTGCATGACGGAAGGTGCTCCCTCGGAGTCCAGAATGCCCATGCTCACGACTGGCATCATGGTCCACTGTCTCCAGTCGTGTTGCTTGAGACCTGTCTTGACATCCTCCACAATTTTTTCCACCCTTTCTCGAATTGTTCATCTGACGTATTGCCTATGCAGGTATTTTATCGCCGGGTTCGTTCTTAGTAAACCTTCCTGTTCTGGGGACTCAGATGAGTCCTAGTCGCTTGGCGCACTTGGGCCACTGGGACCACCCGCTTCTGGCTTGGAGTTTCTTCGCCATAGCCAGCTGAACCTCGTACGAGTGGTCGGTTGGGTTACCAGTGCCTCCGACGGAATGCCATGTAGCCAAGGAGAATTGGAAGGCCCCGTAGTACGTCGGGTTACTGTCCGAAACAGAGTTCGGATTGCCCCCGCTTTCGCAGGCGGCAAGGGCGGTCCAAGTGCGGTCAGATCCACCAGCTCCCGCACTTCGGGAGGCACGTTGGGTCGTCGTTGTGGGGCGGACAGGTCGAGGCTTCGCTGTCGTGGGGGGAGGGGGT